GCGATCGCCGAGGACGTGCCGTCCGACCCGGAGTTCCCGGGCCGCCCCGGGAAGATCAATGACTACCCGGAGCACCACCACCTGTTCAGTGCCGACGTCGACCAGACGGATGCCTACCTCCAGCTCCAGAGTGAGCTGATGGCCAAGTGGGGCCGCGACGAGGAGTCCGACCCGGGCGAGGAGACGGCGCCCGAGGAAGAGGTGGATGCGGTCGTAGCTCACGCGGGCTGCATGGAGTCCGAGTTCTGTCGGGCGCCCCTGCACCCCGGCCCGTGCCGTGGCTGGCGGCAGCGCGAGCGGGCCAAGAAGCCCGAACGGGCGCGCGCGCGCGAGGAGGCCGAGCGTGCCCGGCGGCAGCGCGGCACCACCCCGACCCCGAGGAAGGCGGCCAAGAAGGCGGCCCCGGCCAAGGCTGCGCCACCGCCCGTTCCGGCCGGCCCCAGCCCGGAGCAGCAGCGGGCGAACGAGATTGCGGCCGAGACGGCACGCAACCGGGACCTGCTTGCCCAGGCGCCTCAGCCGCCGGTTACCGGCATGGATCGCGCCCACTTCGAGGGGCTCGTGCGGTCTGCCCAGCTGGCGGACCCGTATGCCACTGGCCGGTACCGGAACCCGACGCAGGCTGAAGCGAACCGGGCGCACGCGGCCCAGCAGGAGCTGGAGCAGATGGCCCGCAACATTTACGAGATCAACGACGGGCCGTCCGGGCTTCGCACCGAGGTGCGAAGTGTCGGCGTGACGGGCAGTGGGCGCATCGCCGTAAACCTGCGCATCTACGACGCCCAAGGGCGAGGGGTCGGTACCTCGGAGCGCCACCTCGGCAGGGGGGCTACTGGGCACGGTTCAGGCATGCAGGCGTACCACGCCTACCTCCAGCTGGAGCCGAGCGTTCAGGGTGGCGGGTTCGCCGAGCGTTACAACGCGCGCGCCTACCAGGCGTACGCCGAGCTTGGCGTGAGCCACGTTGGCGTCCACGCCAACATCGACGTCGGCGGCTACACGTGGGCGACGCAGGGCTTTGACTGGGAGTCCGAGTCGGACATGGCCGACATGGCCGGCCGGTTCCGGTCGTGGATGCGCGGCGGCTGGCCTGCTCCGGAGGGGGCGGCCGGTTTCATCGATGGCGCCGACCAGATGGAGATCAACGACCTGTTGGCCCGCTCCACGTCCGAGGCGTATCTCAACGGAACAGCGCCGACCCCGTACGAGTGGGCGATGGCAGGTCGCGCTCGACCGAAGCGCGTGCCGGCCGACGCGCGGGTGCGGGCGCAGTGGTTGCGCGCCACCCCGGCTGGCCGTGCCCAGATTGAGGCCCGGCCAGACACGAAGATGGTTGAGGTGTGGGCCGGCAAGCTGGTCATGCTGGGCTCAAGCTGGCACGGTTCGCGCCCCATCACCCGCCCGGTCCGCCCCGGTGGCCCGGTTGCGTTCCGGGCCACCCGACGTGGCCCCGGAGGATCCTCTACGCCCACGTCTCCTGTCGCCCCCGTGCGGCGGCGGACACCACGCAGCACTGCGGCCCTGGTTGCAGCAGCGGTGGAGATGGACGTTTTCAGTGAGCGCATGGAGTTCCTCCTGGCGATTGCCGAACAGTCGCTGGCCTACGCCAACACCGTGGCCCAGGACGTGCCGGCCGACCCGGCGTACGCCAACCCGAACAGTGACGGTCAGACCGACTACGCGGCCAACCACCACCTGATCTCAGCCGACTTCGCCCAGACGCTGGCGTTCCTGGACCTGTCGGAGGATCTGCTGATGGAGTGGGGGCGAGACGGTGCCGACGCCGGAGTGACGGCGTCGGCACACGAAGCCTGCACCGCCGAGTTCTGCCGTGCACCGCTGCACCCGGGGCCGTGCAAGTCGTGGCGGGTTCCCGGTCGCTCGGCCCCGCGCGACACGGGCGAGCCTGACCTGCCTGGCACCAGCGCGCCGCGTCCCACGAGGATCCGGGGCCACTCCGGCTCTGGCAGCCACAACAACTTCTCCCACGCGCTCACCCGGGACACGCCGCCGGAGGGCATCGCGGTGGAGGACTTCACCGTCTACGAGGCGGGCGCAGGGCCGTACAAGATTGAGCACGGCACCCTGTTCCGCATCGACGGCACCAGCTACCTGGTCGACCACGACCCGACGCCGGAGGGCAAGCGTAAGGCACGCGCCAAGGTGGAGCAGCTCCAGCGCTTCCACGACAAGTGGGTGCGCGACCAGGACGCCTCGCACTTCACTCAGGGCTACTTCATCGCGGCCCGGGACCGGCCGATGACCCCGGAACAGGTGCAGCGGCTCCAGGAGTCTGGCGTGGGCGCCCCGGGCGACCGAGTGTTCGCCACAGCCGGCAACGGCATCATCAGCGTGTGGGGCACCGACATCTACGGCCTGCCAGCCCAGGAGGTCATGGACAACTACCTGCTGCACGAGCACGGTCACAACGTGGCCCGGGTACGGGACGAGCCGCGAATTGACTACGCACAGCCGTGGCTCGACTCGGTGGTGGCCGACTCGGCGGGCGGCGGCCCGGCCTCTCGGGTGAGCGACTTCACCATCGACGTGCGGTCGCTGCTCGGCATGCAGGTCAACGGCTCCGGTTACATCGATGGGCGCCCCTTCCCCGGCGGGGTGACGCAGTACGGCACGTCCAACCCGGCCGAAGATTTCGCCGAGGCGCACATGCTCTACCGGATGGGGCCGCTGGGCGACGGCCGGATTGCCGGCCAGCGCGGGATGCAGCGCATCTACTTCCGGGACCTGTTCCCGGCGCGGGCGGCCCAGCTGGACGCCCAGTACCCCCGGTTCGCCCAGGAGCAGCAGGCCGCTATCGCCCAGCAGCGGCAGGGTCGGCGGGCAAGATGAGCCCGTACACCTCTTCGTCGCCCTCGCCTTTGAAGCACGCCTCTGCCATCACGGCTTCGGCGCGGTCGTCGGTGGGCGCGCCATCGGCGGCGTGCAGCACCACGGTCGTGTCGGTGCCCGACTCGGCGGGCGCGGGATACGTCATGCCCGACAGTGTGCCCCGCCGACCGGTCAGCCGCACTGAGAGGATCATCGGGGACACCCTCGTTGCGGTCGCGGTGCTCGTGGCCGCGCTGATGCTGGCGGTGATGCTGTGACCCCAGACTTCGGTGAGGACCGGTTCCTGCCCGACCGGTTGGCCGCCCTTGGCTTCCTGATCAAGGGCGAGCGGGACATCTTCCAGGACTACGTGCGGCTGCTCGATGGCTTCTTCACGGCCATCCGGGGCGAGGTGCTCAAGCCCCTGTTGCGCATCATCGACCCGTTCGGCGTCTTCCACGGCGTGGCCGTCTTCAATGACCTGCTGGCCAAGTTCCTGGAGGGCGGCATCACGACCCTGCTCAACACCGCCTACGGGCGGGTGCTGGGTGACAACTACCCGTTCAGCAACCGGCCGTACGTGGCCCGCCACCTGGAGCAGGTTCGCAACCGGATGGTCCGCACCCCGGATGAGGTGTTCAACTACATCCGTGTCGCGCTGGAGGAGGGCATCGACGAGGGCGAGGGCGTGCCTGAGCTGGCCGAGCGGATCGACCAGCAGCTGCTCCGCACGAACAGCGAGCGCTGGACCAACCGGGGCGTCGTGGTCGCCCGGACCGAGAGCATCTCCGCGTACAACGGCGGGACCAACGACGCGTTCTCCGTCATCCAGGACGAGACCGGTGAGGCGTTCGAGAAGCTCTGGCTGGCCACGATGGACCACCGCACCCGCGACACGCACTTCATCGCGGACGGGCAGCGCGTCGCCTTTGCCAACCCGTTCATCGTCGGCGGGTTCCCAGGCATGTTCCCCGGCGACCCGCTGCTGCCGGCCCAGGAGCGCATCCAGTGCCGTTGCACGTTCCTCGTCGTCGAGCCCGGCGAGAGCGTGGACCTGTCCAACCGTGAGTGGAAGCCGCAGGAGAAGGTGGACGCCGAGCGGGCGCGGCGCGCGGCCCGGCTCGAACGCCGTGCCACCCCGGCCCCGCAGCCCACCGAGCAGATCACCAATGCGGAGCGGCACGACATCGCCAAGGTGCTGAGCAACGTCGAGGAGCTGCTGTCCAATCAGGCCAGCAAGCGGGCGCTCGCAGCCCGGGGCCGGTCGCTGCGCTCCCTGTCCGGCAACCGGGTGGAGCTGGAGGCGCTGTTCGCCGCCATGGAGGCGGGCGACGAGGCGGGCATCCGGGCGGGCATCGACTCGGCGGCTCAGCGGGCCAGCCTGGTGGTCGCTGGCGGACAGGCAGGCAAGTACGTCCGGTTTGATCCAGAGGTCATGAGTGCAGTGGCGGGCAAGAGCATCCGACGCGGCGCGCCTGTGCTTGTGCTCCGTCCGGGCTACCAGACCAGCGACGGCACTGTGGTGGTGCTGCGCGCCGACGTCATCGCAGCGACCGAGGAGGAGTATGCGGCCGGCCAGTAGCCTTGCATCCCCGCCCCGGCGTGGGATCATCACCGAGACTGCTCGGCACGCGCGCCGAGCCAACCGAGGCGGTTGACATGGGCGACATGGATCTTGCACGGCGGTTCAACCACCACGCACCGCGTGGTAACCAGGTCGAGCTGTACGTGGACAACCGGGCGCGGTACCTCGCGCTGGCCGAGCACATCGCAGCCCTGGGCGGCAACTCGCGCGAGCTGTCGCTCGCGATCACCGCCCTGGAGGAGAGCCTGATGTGGGCCAACGCCCACATCGCACGCAACGACGTGGGAGTGTCCGATGACGGTGACCTTGGCTGAGTTCGCGGCCGTCCCTGGGCGGATGCCCGAACAGCTCATCCAGTACTGGGTGCACGGTAAGGGTGCGGCGAAGATCCGCTGGGGCACGCCTGGCGACTTCAACCGCTGCGTCCGCAACCTGCGCAAGTACTTCCCGAAGGACCCCAAGGGCCTGTGCAACCGACTGCACGTCAAGGCGCTGGGCGTGCCACCGGGCCAGGAGCACGCACTCACCGCCGACGCCATCGACTTCGACCCGGACATCGACGTGATCGATGACGAAGAGCTGGCCATGTTCCCGACCAAGAAGATGTGGCGCGGGCGGCTGGCCCCCATCGGCACGCCGACCGGCGACCGGCGACGGTTCGAGAAGGGCGGCATCGGCTACCGCGACCTCCCGCTCCCGCTGCTCTACCAGCTGATGACCCAGGACGGGCACCAGATGTCTGTGGTCGTGGGCCGCATCCTCGGCATCGAGGTCAGCGACGACCAGGCGTACGGCTACGGCGACTGGCTGGATACCGAGCACACCTCGGCGGCCCAGGACCGCATGGCCTCAGGCATCGGCGGCGTGAGCGTCGACCTCGATGACCTGGAGTACGAGCTGCGGGTGCCCGGCACCGACCAGAAGTGGCAGGCCGCCGAGCAGTGCTCGGACGAGACAGGCGAGTGCGCGGTCCACGAGTTCGTGGTCACCAAGGGGCGTATCGCGGCGGCCACCCTGGTCGCGATTCCGGCGTTCGCCGAGGCCCAGCTGGAGATGTACGACGGCGTGGACGAGGAGGGCCTGCTGGCCGCCTTTGACGAGATGCCTGACATGGAGGGCGCCGAGTCGGACTGCGGGTGTGGTATGACGGCGGCGGCCATCCACAGCTTCATCGAGCCGGTGGGCGTCACCGCCGCTGTGCCGGCTGGAGCGTTCACCCCTCCGGCGGCGGCGTTCGCCGATCCGGGCTTCTCCAGCCTCTCGGGGCTGGTCCTGGACGACAAGCGGTTCCCGGGCTACACGGCGGTCTACGGCCACCTCGGGGCGTGGGAGGTGCGACACGTGGGCCTGCCCGGCCAGGAGCTTCCCCGCAGCCGGAGCGGGTACGCGTACTTCCACGTGGGCGAGGTCTACACCGCTGAGGGCGACAGCCTGCCGGTCGGGAAGATTGTCTGGGGCGGCAAGCACCCGTCGATGAGGGTGGGGATGCGGGCGGCGGCCCAGCACTACGACGACACCTCGCGCGCGGTCGCGATCGTCCGCGCGGGCGAAGATGCGTTCGGCGTCTGGGTGAGCGGCGTGCTCCTGCCCTGGGTGACGGATGAGGTCAAGCTCGACCTTGGCATCAGCCCCCTGTCTGGCGACTGGCGCCCGGTGGCCGGCAACCTGGAGCTGATCGCCGCGCTGACCGTCAACGCGCCCGGGTTCCCGGTCGTGCGCGGCCGGCAGGAGGCAGGCCGAGTCACCGCGCTGATCGCCTCTGCCGGCCCGATCCGGCTGGTGGAGGAGG